GATATTTGCACATTTGTTTGAGCAAGCCCATATTTTGGGATGTTTCCCGTTGTTTCTATTTCTGCATAATAAAACAGAAACCTGTCTTTCAGTAAGTGGCTCCCCACAATTTTGACAATAATAAGTTTCATACAAAGGTTTGATTTTATGTCGTCCCTTATTATGTGGAAATTGATTAATCAAACTACACTCCAAATTAAGGATAGCTCCCGTCAAGTCTCTGCACCTTCCGCTTAAGCGGCTTGGCTCAGGATTGCCATATCTTTTTCAAGACTTAGGTTTCCCTGAGTTTGAGAGCTGTTCACTATATCATTACTGACATAGGAGGCCTTATTGTTGACCGTACCGAGGGCTGCTTTTTCTGCTGCACCGTTTGCGATTTTCCAATCGCTCTCGGTCCACTCCTGGTCGTTGCGGACCATGCGCCCCTGCCATTTATAGACCTCGTCGATCTTACCGCTGGCCGCGGCTTTGAAAAACCGTGTGTTCTTGATCTCAGGATCCAGGGCTGATTCGGCAAACGGTTCTTTCGCTGCAGCCTCGATAATCTCCAGGATCTTCGTGTTCATCTCCTGCAATTCGGCGTCTTTCTTTGCGATCGTTACGTCAGATTCTTTCTTCTGCGCTGTCAGGATCGCTTTGAAATCCCCGACCGTGCTCTCGTCGCTTAAATCCTTAATCATTTCTAATACGTTAGGTGGCATCTTTTTTACCTCCGAAAATTGTTTGTTTTTTTACCGCTGTTTCTTTGAACGGGATCTGCTTTTTTTTCGGAGGTTGTTCGACCTTTTCGGTCCCTGCCAGCAAATCCGAGTAAAGATTTTTACCGTCAAGATTGATTGTGATTTTGTTACTCTTGATGAGCTCTTCGATGTCAATCTTTTTCTCAAGCCCATCTATCTTTTCACAAAGGTTGTCTAAAGTGGTTTTTATCTCTTGGAGGAGATCACTTTCCTTTGTGTCTGTTATGATTTTTATATCTGGTCTCGTTGTTCCATCTGCGAGACGCTTCAATTCATCCTGATATTTCTCTGGAACAAGAAACGATCCATCGGGGCCCGGGATTGGCTCACCTTCTTTCGGTAATTCCGTTGCAAGTTTAATCGCCTTTTCATCATACCCTTTTGATTGCATGGCCTCCCTGAGAGCTGCTGGGTTCGCGCCGACGTTAACGATCGATAACTCGTAGAGCTCAGCCTTTGTTGTCACCACCCGAGGCTTTTCTTTTTTTGTTTTGCCGTTTTCTTCGTCGCTCGGATATTCCCTGGCAATCGCTCGATATCCGACGGAAACACCTTTCAGGATACCATCATCAACCAGGCCCCGAACCGTATCAGCGAGAGGATAAACTCCCTCTGACGCAAACTGAACCTTGAATTTTAGTTTTCCGTCCTCTTTGTAGGTCCGGAGCGATTTCCCCACTGGCGGGGACCAGTGGTCGTGTGCATACATTATGACGGGATTCTTTTTATAGTTCGCCAGCTGCCAGCCGTCTACCTTAATCACTTCACCATCTCGATCGATCGTCTCATCGCTGCCGATAAATGTATATGTGTTATCGTTATTCTTCTTGATTACACAGCTTAGTAATGCTTTTTCTATTTCCATATCACTCTCCTATTCGATATATGGTATCGTGACGCATCGACAGTTCACGACCTCCGCAGCGTCCCCAGCCGGATCGTGGGGATACAGAAGCCCGTTGTCAAACAGCTCATCAAGCCCCCGGATCTGACCGTCTATCAGTGCATGAGAAGGCCGGACAATAGCGTCAAGGCTTGTTACCCATTCTTGCTTTTTGATACCGCTCTCGATCATGGTATCCTGCCGGGCCTGGTTCATGGCGCCATTGATCTCCGTCCTCGCGATAGTCCGCGCCCGGCTCTTTGCCATGTTGAACTTGTTCCGTGCTATATCAGCGAGCTCCCCGGCGATTTCCTCATACGCCGTTCCTTCCCTTAATCCCCGCTCGAGCACAGGCGCAAAATCATTTAAAAGCTGCTCACGTACCGTTTCGTTAATGCCCTGGATTGCCTTGATCCTCTTGGTCAATGACAGCTGGGCCCGGACATTCGTAAAATCAAAAGTCGTTTCAAGTGCATCCTTAAGCGAATCAATCCCGACCTCAAAGGCGGCCACTAAATACGGCTGGCTTAATTCGCCCAATATTTTGTTATACGCGGCAATATCAAACATCAGGAGCTCGAGCACTGCCTGATCAATTGCCTTGACCGATTTGTGGTTGAGTATCTTGTCTAGTACTTCCTGGCGCATTTTATAAAAGTAGTCCGCAAGGTCTTTACCGTAATCCTTCTCAATTCTTTCCGTCTGCCGGATCAAGCCTTTCCAGACCAGCTTTTTGTTAGGATGAGGGGCTTTTTCCAATACACCGACGGCAACCCGTTTATCCGGAGCAGGCGCCGGTTCCGGTTCTTGACCAGCCGGGACCATGCTGAAATTAATCCACCAGTAATTACCCCAATCTGTATCGTCAAATCCCAACTCTAATTTTTCGTTGATCTCGTTCCTTGTATACCCGAGCTTGCTTAATTTTTCTGCCTGGTCGAGCTTGTCCTTGAAATCTTCCTTGAGCGCAGCTATCGAATCAATATCGAACTTCCCATTGATCTCTTTTACTTTCTCCCGCTGGAAAAACTCGGTCTTGAGCACCTCCTCGATGAAGTGCATTTTTGGGATGAGGTTATTTTCATAGAGCCCTTTCTTCTGCTCCTTGACATTCGATTTAATACTGGCGTCCTCGAGTACTCCCGACAATGCCGGCGAGACGCCCAGGACGGCGAACACTTCCGCCCGGGACCACTTCTTTTGTTGTAGGTATTGTATGTCCTTCTGTGCCAGGGCGATTGACTGGTATTTCGCGCCCCTCCCCAAAACAGCAATCCGGCCCTTCTTGGTCAATCCTCTTCGTTTTTTATTCCATTGTGTTTCAATCTCATCCGCTTCTTTGGGTTGCAAATCCTCGTCGACAGATAAAAGTCCGGCTGCAGACGCATCGTTGTTGAAGAAGTAGTAATTATAGGCAGACGCGGCATAATCTATATTAAGGCCCAGGGATGCGGCGGTAAGCGGGGACAACCCCCTGAATCTATCGTAAGGATTATAATATTTGAACTGGATTATATCTAAAGGATCATGGTGTATCTTCTGCCCTTTCTCAGTCCACTCATCCCAGCCGATTATATCGCCATTCGCGACAATTGCCTCGAGGTTGTCTGGAATAAGCACGCGGATCTTTGCGATCTGCCGGTTGATGTTCGACCGGACCAGCTTCCAAAAACATTCGCCCCGGAGTGTTAGCCATGTCGGGATACTTTCAAGGAGCGAATACTTGTTCATGTAGGGGCTGACGTAATCAAACAGCCTCCGGATCCAGCCGTACTTAATCGACGTGTCTTTGATTTCGTCATCGCCGAGCTTTAGCAAAAATGGGACCTGGGCCAGGTTCTCGGCCATAACCCGCGTTGCTGAGTATACCCAGGAGTTATCGAGATAGGGATTCTTGATTCTTATGTATTTCGGATTATCCTCTTCCGAGGCGATTGATATAAAATGCAGAAAGCTATCGCCCTGCGGCATTACTGTCCCGACCGTTCGCCAGCCTGCGCCGATCGCCTTGATCGTGTTTCGGATCCTCTCTTTCAATGCCATATAAAGATCCTAAATAAATATTTGTGGCCCGTAATTCGGGTAGTATGACAATGCCAGGCCGTCCGCCTTGTCCGGAGATCGCCCGATCCGCTTTTTGATATCCTCTTTCGGTTCGATGATAATATCCCCGTTGCTCCGGATATTCCATTTGATTTCGTGAAGTTCTTCTGCGAGCTCATCATCCGGAGGCAGGGCGAGGTTCTCGTCGTATTCAGGATTTAAAGCGTCCCGAATGGCCCAATAACAATAAGCCCTCATATTCGCAAAGGTTCGCTGCCTCGAATAATCCTTGAGACCCTTTGCGCTTTTAGAAAATTTTGAACTTCTAACCTTTAGCTCTTGCTCTCGGCACCGGCTGTATACCCCGGCACCTTCGCCGATAGTGTCGATATTGGCAACCGCGTTCTCATCAGGATCCAGCAAACTCTTGATCTTCCCTGCAGTAACCATGTGATCCTGCTTGCTGTACCGGTCGATTTTGTTCACCACGTTCCGGTACCGATGTACAAAAACCGTAAAATCCCGGCCCTCACCGGCAA